TTCATGAGTTAGATAGTATAATAACAAGAGTAGGTGAAGACACCAAGATTATGTTCTGTGGTGACGTTGCACAAACTGATTTGATAAAGACAAACGAGAAGAATGGTATTCTTGATTTCCAAAAGATTATCACTCGCATGCCAGAGTTCGATCTAATTGAATTTGGTTTGGATGATATCGTCAGGTCTGGTCTAGTCAAGAGTTACATCACCTCAAAAATAGAACTAGGTATGTAATGTTCAATCATGTAGAATGTGATCTTCCTACGTTGACTAGGAAGAGTATTGATGGAGTTCGATACTACAATGTAAATGACAGACCGATGGTGTCAATCACTTCGGTCACTTCTCACTTCAATAAACATATATTTGTTGAGTGGAGAAAGAAAGTTGGTGATGCAGAGGCAAATAGAATCACCAAACGTGCTACCAGTAGAGGCACCGCTACACATGAACTGATTGAGAAACATCTCTTAAATCAAGAGGTTGTATTGGATAATCCTAGCACCAAGATGCTGTTCACTCAGGCAAAAAAAGTGTTACAAAATATAAATAATATCTACGCACTAGAAAAAAGTTTATACAGTAACGAGTTGGGTGTTGCTGGAACTGTTGATTGTATAGCAGAATACAATGGTGAATTATCCATCATAGATTTCAAAACTGCTGCGAAACCCAAACCGAGAGACTGGATAGAGAACTACTTTGTACAGGCAGCAGCGTATGCCTGTATGTTTTACGAACTGACGGATATACCTGTAAAGAAACTTGTCATTCTCATGACTTGTGAGAATGGGGAGGTGACTGTTTACGAAGAGTATGATAAAATGAAGTATATGAAACTATTAGTCAAGTACATCGAAAAATTTGTGGAGGACAAATTAAATGGCAACCAAGAATGAAATGAGAGCAGTGCTGAAGAACAAGTTTCTGTGTCAAGATAAGTTTACTAATGACATAGAGAATCTAGTCCAAAATAATTTGGATATGAATTACATTGAGGCAATTTGTCATTACTGTGAGGAAAATAGTATAGAGATTGAATCGGTTGGTAAGTTGATAACAAAACCGATGAAAGAAAAGTTGAAAGGAAATGCGATGAACCTAAATTACTTGAAGAGAACTTCGAGGGCAAAATTCCTTGCTATCTAAGGTAAAAGAAAAGAAACTTGCTGCTGCATGTCTAAAGGATCATGACATAAGTGAGTTGTCACGCAAGGTTGATTATATTAGATCACTCAAAGGATTTTGGGTTGATAATTTCAAGTCTATTACAAAAGAAGAACTAGCAAGTCTGGAGAAGGAGCGTCCTACTACCAGACTTCTTAGTATTCATACTATCAATGGTTGTAATCTAGCATGTAGAGCATGTAATCACAATAGTAGTTTACTTAGTGCTAAAAGCACAGTAAACATAGATCAACTTCTAGAAGACATAGAGAACATATTACCAAGGATATATGTGTGGAGTCATGTTAGTGTTATTGGTGGTGAACCATTACTTGAACCAAGAACAAAGGAAGTGACGAAAGTGTTGAGAGAGTTATGTTATGGTGAGCGTGGCAATCAACCATGCAATGTAAAACTATTCAGCAATGGATCAAGACTTTTGCAAGAAAAGGAATGGATTGTTGATGAGATGTTGAAGGGTGTGGTTTTTAGATTGACATTTCACTTCCCATGGTACTCTACAAAAGGGTTCAAGAATTGGGAGAATGCATATAAGTTTGCAAAGTATGCAGAGTCAAGAGGTGTAGATATGAGTGGCAATACTTTTGAATTGAGTGAAGCATTCAGATTAGATAATGGTGAACCTAGAGTGTGGTTTGATCTTTTCAAGTATGATTATAATGATGGTATAAAGTATTACCCATATGAAGATAATAATATATTTGAAAGTTTCAAGCATTGTAGTTGCCCTAATTCTCAGTTATATAATGGACATCTTTGGAAGTGTCCCATGATGTCATATCTAAGAGAATCTTTGGATGCATCAGGTCAACTTGATGATCCAGCGTGGCAAAAGTATCTGAAGTATAAACCCACTAGCATTGACTCAACAGATGATGACATCAGGGCATCATTCAAAGAGGTAAGAAAACCTACATGGATTTGTAACATGTGTTCAGCAAATCCTAAGTGGTTTACCGCAGCACAGCAATTAGATGCTACAATGAAGAAAAGTGTAGCGATGTATGATCAAGAGACCTATGACACCCTTTGATACTTACAAAGAGTATCTTGGATACAAAAATCATTTTACAAAAGAGAGGTATGACTACCATAGGTATGGTGGTAAGTCGAGAGCGAAGATAGATTCTTTTTATAAAAGGAAGGATAGATATTTTTTTGAAAAAATGTCAAGAAAATATAAAGATGAAGAGATAAAAGATTTCTTTCTTGCAAATTTTGTGGACACAGACAATCCAGAGGGATTATGGATAGGCAATATTATTAGGTCAGGTGAAGGAGTGTATAAAGAATGGCAGAGAAGGCAACAAAGTATGTTCTATAACTTTAAACAGAAATCTGATGAACTTATGGATCAATATACTTACGAGCAATTCTTTGACGCATCAAAAGGTCACCCACCCATTCTCAAAGAGCATTTAGCAGGTAATATAAGTGCAGAAGAAATGTGTGTTTACGAAAAACTATTTGGATACTGCAAAGACTATGATAAACAATTGAAAGATCCAGTCTGGAAGGTAATTGGAATGAAGATAAGAAAGTACTTACCATTTCTAAATATTGACAAAGAAAAATACAGACAGTATCTTATGAATAGAGTCAAGGAGAAGTATGAGTAAGTTTTTTGAGTCTGATAAAGTAAAACAAGAGATGGAGGAGATTACTTGTTTGCAAAAAGAATTATATGATGTGATCATCAAGTTTCCAACCATGAGTCCAGAGGCAAAAGTTTTACATATAGATACTGTGAAAGAATTACTTGAGAGACAGCAGATTATGTGGACTAGACTTTCATTATCAGATGATCCCGAAGCACAGAAGATGAAAGATTATATTACATCACACTCTAAGACACTAGGTTTTGGAGACACAGATATGAATACAATATTTACAAACATGAAAAGAACTTTAGACCAAGTACAATCCAATCTCAAAAGATAATGGCATACCTAGTTCATCCTCTTCCTCCTAGAAAAGTATGGGTCAAGAAAGAATATCTTTATGACTTAGAGAAAGGTCATGGAGAAGTCACACCTGGTATTTGGATTTCTGTGAGGAGTATCCAAGCGAAGGCACTATATTTTGAGACACTATTGACTGACTATGGTGCACTCTTTGACAAGTTACCACTCAGTGCATTTGTATGGAAGGAGGATTATGATAAAGATAATCAACTCCCATTAGATGTATTGGAGTTATGGGATTGCTTTGATTATAATATTACAGTGGTTGAGAAACCTTTGCTTGGTAGGTGTCAATTCTTTGGTAAGGATAGGAAGATGCATCCTGGCGAGTATGAGTTTACTATTGACACAGCACACCCTGACTTCTCTGTATTAGATACTAATTTTTCAGAGCATGATCCAGAGCACAAAACATTCAATGTCATTGCACTAGACAACGGACAGTTTGCTGCACAACCAAACAATAGATGTCAATTCTTTGATAACAGTTTAGTTGACAATGATCACCTCAAAACTCCTGATTTCAAGGTATGTACACAAAACTATGCAGTAGAGACACTGCCAAAGTGGTGGTCAGTTGGACACACTGATGAGTGGGCGTATAAAACTAAAGAGGAAGAGGAGTGGGATGAGGATGATAAGAGGATGGATATCATAGCACAAAATGGAAACGAGGGTTTGCATTACGATGAAAATATACTTTGATGGATGTTCTGTTACCTATGGTGCAGAACTTGATGATAAAACTGACAGATATAGTAAGATAGTTGCTAATCATTTTGCTGCAGATGAATATAACATTGCCACTGGTGGGGGTAGTAACAGAAGAATACTAAGAAATCTTCTCAGTCATGATCTATCACAGTATGATGTTGTTGTAATACAAATGACAAAGAGAATGAGAACTGAATTTTACAATGGCGGTGAGTGGAACAACGTGCAAACATCTAGTCCTCATTACTTTTTGAAAAATTGTTATAGTGATAGGTATGGTAAGATAGATGAGATGATTATGTATCATGCTATCAAAAATATTTTGAAAGATAAGAAGCATTATATTCTCTCAATACAACATGATACGGAGGTTCCTGTTGACTATGTGACTAACGATCCATATCCAAGAGCACCTCGTGGACACCCCAATAAAGAAGGTCACAAGTTCCTTGCAGACATTGTGATTAGGGGGTTGACAACACCTAAATAGTTGTTTATACTAAACTTGCGTATGCAAGGTGTTAATCCACCAATATATTCAATACGACGAATACTACGAGTCAAATTTATGACATTTGCAAATCTAAAAAAACAATCTCGCCTTGGTAGCTTGACCTCCAAGTTGACCACAGAGATAGAGAAAATGAACAGCAAAGGCACAAGCGGTGCCGACGACAGACTATGGAAACTAGAGGTCGATAAAGCAGGTAACGGTTATGCTGTCATCCGTTTC